CTGGGAAGCAAACGAAGCTAAAAAAGCCTACTACAAGGCAATGGCAGGGTTTAAGGCTAACCCCCCGAAGATTGATAAGGACAAAACTGTTGCCTTTAATACTTCGGCAGGTAAGACAAGCTATAATCACGCTTCACTCGCCAATGTAACGGAAAAGATAAGCGCAGAATTGAGCAAATACGGACTATCCGCTTCGTGGACTACAAAACAAAACGGATCGGTTTCGGTAACTTGCCGTATTACCCACGAACTCGGATATAGCGAAGAAACAACAATCTCCGCACCTTCCGATACTTCCGGCTCAAAAAACGCTATTCAGGCAATCGGTTCAACTATTACATATCTTGAACGCTACACCTTGCTTGCGCTTACAGGTTTAGCAACTTCTGATCAGGATGATGACGCACAGGCAGCCGGAAAACCTGTTGAGTATATTGACGAAAAGCAAGTCAATCAGATACTCGATTATCTTGCTGAAATCGGAAAGGATTTTAAAAAAGCGAAATTCTTTGAGTATTTAAAAGTAACCAAAGTTGAGGAAATACTCAAATCTGATTTTGCTAAAGCTGTCGCAGTTTTGGAAACAACAAGGAAACAGAAAGCGAGCAAGAAATGATTATCGTAAACTGCGAACAGAATAGCGAACAATGGTTTAAGGAAAAACTCGGCAAGCCCTCTGCGTCTAATGCTTCTAAGATTATCACCAATGAGGGCAAGCCGAGCAAACAAAGGATTGGCTACCTTTATGAATTAGCCGGGGAAATATTAACAGGAAAGCGTGAAGAAGGCTACCAAAATGGCAATATGTTGAATGGCAAAGAAAGAGAGGCAGAAAGCCGAGCATATATTGAGTTAGTTCAGGGCATAGAAATTCAACAGGTCGGGGTAATTTATAAAGATAAGCATAAGAAGTTTTTATGTTCGCCTGACGGATTGCCTAAAGACTATGAAGTAAAAAAATATGGCTTGGAAATGAAAAATCCCCTACCGAAAACTCAAGTTAAATACCTGCTTGATAAAGACCTTCCAGCTGATTACTTCGGGCAGGTTCAGATGTCGCTTTACATAACAGGATTTGACTTCTGGCAGTTCCTTTCTTATGTTCCGGTTATGAAGCCACTACTTGTTAGGGTTGAGCCAGACAAAGCCTACCAGAAGGCATTACACGCAGAATTAGGGCTATTCTGCGATGAATTAGAGAACACAGTTAAGAAACTAAGGGGGTAATATGGAAAATCAGTTACAAGTAATTGTTAAAGAAAGCGGACTTGAACCAACAAAGGCAAAATATATTCTTGAGCAATTTCAGAATTATTTTGAGATTGCAGATGAATGGACAATTAAAGCAAGAGCAATTAAGGTTACAAATGAAACTCAAACAACTGATATGGAAATGGCGAGAGTTGGAAGATTGTTTTTAAAGGAAAAACGGATCGCTGTAGAGAACGCCCGGAAGAACCTAAAAGAGCAGTCTTTAAGGGAAGGCAAGGCAATTGACGGGATTGCCAATGTCCTAAAAGCCCTTATCGTTCCTATTGAGGAATATCTTGAAAAACAGGAAAAGTTTATTGAAATTCAAGAAGAAACAAAAAGAGAAACTAAGCGCCTTGAAATTGAAGCAAGGATGGCAGAAGAAGAAAGGGTTGCCGCAGAGAAAGCCGCCGCAGAACAGGAAAGGTTAAGAGTAGAGAATGAGAAATTAAAAGCGGAAGCCCTTAAAAAAGAAAAGGCGCTTATGGCAGAACGCAAGAAGCAAGAGGATGTTTTGAAAGCTGAACGGGCTAAAGCCGAGGCAGAAAAGAAGTTTATAGAAGAAAAAGCTCGACTTGAGAAAGAGAAGCAAGAGAAAACTCTGGCTAATGAAAGAGCAAAAGCTAACAGGTTAAGAGAACTTGCTGAAGAAAAAGCTAATGCCGAACGTGAAGAAGCCGCAGAAAAAGCGAGGATATTAAGAGAAAAGGAACGAGTTAAATTAGAAGCAGAGCGCAAAGAAAAAGAACGCCTTGAGGCACTCTTAAAAGCACAGGTTGAGTGTCCTAAATGCCACCACAAGTTTACACCAAACAAGGAGAACAGATGAAAGACCTTTGTATCAGGGAAACCTACAAGAATAAAAACGGAGAGGAAAAAACATCGTGGAATAAGATCGGGATATTGTTTGAGGCTAATGATAAGCAATATGTCAAATTATTCCATATTCCCGGCGTTTTGATTTCTGTATTTGAACAAAAGAAAAAAGATGATAAGCCGGGAGAAAATTCTGACACTTGGTTAGAGGAAGATAAATAAATGCCTCAAAGGTGGAATATAAAAAGAATTTGTAAAACTTGCAATAAAGAATTTTATGCAAGAGCCAATGATGTAAAAAATGGCAGAGGAATTTATTGTAGCTGGGATTGTAGGGCTAAAGGGAAGAGGAGAAGAGTTATCCGAATATGCCAAAAATGCAAAAAATCCTTCCAGGTTTTAGCAAATGAGGTAGAGAAAGGATACGGTAAGTTTTGTTCTCGTGCGTGTTTTCTATCTTCTTATCGCAATCCTATTAAGAAATGTGTTGATTGCAATACTGTAATTGATAATCGTGCTAAACGTTGTGTCAGGTGTTCTCAAAAAAAGTTTATCAGTCCTACTCTTAACAAAGGACATTCATTGGAAGTATGTAAAAGATTAAGTAATTTTAGGAAAAATAGATATTCACCAGAAACAACTGGTGATAAACATTGGAATTGGAAAGGGGGTATATCCGACTCAAGAGATAAAATACAAAATTCAATTCCTTATAAAATCTGGAGAGAAAAAGTTTTTAAGCGAGATAACTTTACCTGTCAAAAATGCAGCAAATATCAAGTTTATATTGAAGCACACCATATTAAATCTTTTGCTAAATACCCTAAATTAAGATTTATGGTAAATAATGGTATTACTCTTTGTAAAAAGTGCCATAGGGAGATGCATAAAAAATGCCTAAAGTAACTGCTAAGATTTTGGCTACAAAAAACGAACAAGGAAAATTGCTTGCTATGTTACAATTCAATGGAAAATTACCGATAAAAGGCGAATTAGTTTCTGTCAAATGGGGATCAAATAGAACATTAAGCCAAAACTCTTTATATTGGCTATATTTACATTTTATTATAGAAGAATGTGGATTAAAAGAACACGGATTTTTTTCAGAAGAAGCATTGCATATTTCATTAAAAGCGCATTTTATTGCCGAGAAGATTTTTGATAAAGGACAATTCAAGGCGATAGAGGAAGGCACAACTACGGACTTGACCCGATCTGAATTTGCAGAATACCTTAAAAAAGTAGATGAGTTTATGCAAGAGTTTTTCCATATAGACAGCAAGGATTTTTGGGATACTTACAGAAAAGATTATGCTTTGTTCGTATAGGGATAACCGCTAAAAGGAGAGCAAGCTATGAATAAAAAAACAGAAGCTGACCGCATCCTTGAGTTATTAAGAAGCTATCACGGCTTGCCTTGCCCCTTGAATAAAGTTTTAGACTTGAGGATCAGCCAATACGGTAGGGCGATACACAGCTTAAGGCGAGAAGGGTATGTAATAAAAAATATCACTATGGAAGTAGTGGACGGCAAGAAGCATACGGGGTTTAGGTTGGATAGTGAGCCCGAACCGCCCCGCACAGAACAGGAAGAAATTATTGCAACATCAAATTTTCACGCAGAAGAACGGATAAATTTAGCGACAGTCGGCAAGCAATTATGTATGTTGGGGGCGAGATGAGTAAGAAAATTTTAGATGTTGCTTGTGGCAGCCGGATGTTTTGGTTTGATAAAACCAATCCCGATGTGGTCTTTGCTGATTGGAGAAAAGAAAAGTATATTCTTTGCGATGGCCGTAGATTAGAAATTAACCCAGATTTAATAATGGATTTTAGAGATATTAAGTTTCCCGATAACTCTTTTAAGTTGGTAGTTTTTGACCCGCCGCATTTACAGAAACTTGGTAAAACAAGTTGGATGGCTAAAAAATACGGGATATTATCAAAGAACTGGCAAGAAGACATACAAAAAGGTTTTAATGAATGTTGGAGAGTTTTGGAGGATTATGGGGTGTTAATTTTTAAATGGAATACAAGGGATATTAAAATTAAAGAATTATTGCAAGTTATAAACAAAATGCCTCTTTTTGGACATACTACAAAATCGGGCGGAGAAACTATCTGGATGTGTTTTATGAAATTCACCCAACCCAAGAGGGGATGATATATGTCCATCCTACTTTTATTAGAGCTGAAATATAAATACCCAGAGTGCTGGTTTTTAATCAGGAAGATGAATTTTAATTAGAGGTGAGAGAATGGCTTGG